GAAATTATTGTAGAAAAAGATAATAATGAACCAGATTCTGCAGATAAGGAAGAGTTTTATTTAGAAAATGAATAACTTTTGTTATTTTTGTTATTTTTGTCATTATAAATATATGAAAGTATAAATGTTGAAATACAAAATACAAATTATATAAAAATAATTTATGAATTATTTTTATGGTTTACTCTATTTAAAAAAGCTTATAATATAATATATTATATATTTATAATGAATAATAGTGAAAATATAGATAAATTAGCACAATCTTTTTTTATTGTATTAGTATTTTGTTCTATAGCAAGTGATTCATATATTTTCATTGAAAATTTATTAAAGACTAACTATGTTAAAAAAAAAGTCAATTATTTAAAAAAAATATATAAAGTTATTAGAGGATTAACTTTTAATAATTATATTAATGATAAAGATGGTAATATAGTAATTGATGAAAATATTTTTGAAAATAATGATATTCAGGAAAATGAACTTCTTAATCACGATGATGTTACATTTGTAAATGAATTTGTATTAGAGGAAGATATTATCAAACAAGATGAAAATATTAAAAATGATAAGGATATTGATTTTAATAATGATTTTTTCGAAAATGAATTTAAAAATGAAATATATATAGAAAACGAAGATTTACACAATTTAACTATTGAAAAAATACCAGAAGACCCTCAAATTATAGAAGAAAGAGAACACTTTCAAGAAGAGATAAATGACGAAATAAATGAAGTTGAAAAAAACTCTAATGAAATGTCAGAAACATTAGAAATTTATAATGATACATCTTTAAAAACAAATATTAAGAAAAAGAAGAATTTAAAAAAAAATATAAAAGAAGTATTAATTAAAAAGAATAAAACGAAAAAATAAATACTTGTTTATAATAGATTATATAATGGATGCTGAACTTTCAATTATAGATTATTTAAAACAAAAATATAATATAGAACATTTAGATGAATTTATTGCATTATTATATTTGAGTTTGTTAGCATCTATTATAATATATTTAGGAATGAAATTTGAAGTTATAAAGATGTCTCTTGTTATTTTTATGGTTTTATTTTTTTCAATATATATTATTAATCAACATTATAAAAAAAAATATGATTCACAAGTAAATATTATGAATGAAAAAATAAAATATATAGGTGAATTATTACAAAAAATATCTTCTAAGTCGTCATCATAATATTTTAATTTATTCATTTATTATAATTAGGATTTCGTTATTTTACAACTTATTAAAATATTTAGATAAATATATTAATAAAATTATTCTGGTAATTTAATAATACCATTATTTATACAATCATTATAAATATAATTAATTAATTTTGTATTTATAATATGTTTTGAGTTATTATTATTCATATAATTCAAACTATTTTGTTCAGCATTTTCAACAAAAGTTGAAAAATCATAATCAATTATATATACTTTGTTTGTTTTTGTAATCATTATATTTCCTCCATGTAAATCTTTATGAATAATACCTGCCTTATTCATTTTGCGTATTGATTCCTTTATATTTTTAAAAACTTGTTTTTTTTCTAAGTCTGATTTCCATTTTTTTTGACTAAGAACATCTCCATCAATATATTCAAATATTTTTACTATTTTTATATTATTATCATAATCAATTGTAATAAATGTGTCATATAATTTAGGACCTATATTAATTTTAGACGCATGATTAGTTATTTTAATACTTTTAATTAAATTATCAATTAAAAAAGTATAAAAATTTATTTTCTCTATTTTTACTGCAACAATGTCTGGCTTAATTTTTTTAGGAATTATATTTTTAAAAATATTTGATTTAACTTTATAAACCTTTCCAAAAGATCCACGTCCTTTTAATTTTGTTTTTTCAATCGATTTTATAATTTTTTTAAATTTATTATCTTTCTCTAACTTAAATCCATTTTTACACCAAAATTCTGTATCATAATACACATTTTTAATGAGCATCAATTCAATAAATTGTATAATTATGTGACTATAAATATTGTTAGGTAATACTTCTAATTTAATTGAATTATTATATTTTTTTTTAATTTCATTTATATATAAATTAAATTTATCTAAATCTAAAACTGAACTATAATCCATTTATTACTATAAACATATATTATATAAAATAATTAAAATAATTAAAACTTTATTTACCCATTAATTTAATCTTTCCAGCAGTTAAATTATTAAAATATACCATTACTGAAACAAATATAACAAATGCCAAGAATGTAATTGGTCCTAATATCATTAATATTCTATTATTAATAGTTGTTTCATAATTATTCATTTCAATCGCTTGTCCAAAAGTTGTTATTTGATTATCTAATTTATTAATAACATTTTTACTTAATCCATTGTCTTGTAATATATTTTTTTGTAAACTAATATACTTTTTTAATTTATCATTATTTTTAATTGAATCCATTATGATATTTTTAAATTTTGCCCTATCTTCTTCATTCATATTATTAATATCAGTTTCTTCATCAATATCATCCATTCTAAAATGTTCAACTTGAAATTTAAAAAGTCCTGTTGTTACATTACTATGTTTAGACCAATTTGATTTATTTAAAATTTCACTATCAAGACCATAAATATCAACAAAATAAAGTTTGCTTGCATAATTTTCCAATTCATATGTATTATGATACCATACAAACATATTTTGATTATTTTCATTAGCAACTTTAATTGCATCGTCAATAGTGTATATTAATCCATAATATTCAACAATCGAATTATATTTATCATCATTAATAATACTTTCTATAGCATCCATATTGTTATAAAAAGCCCAGTTTTCTTTAGTTGTATTTAATAGTTTTTTTATAGGCATACCATTAATAACGTCTAAAGCTTCATCAAAACTCATTGTTTCGCCAGTTTGAATCTGTTTTATTTTAATATATTTTTCAGCTTTCAAGTATTTTAACTCATTTAACTTTTCATTTATTTTGTCATCATAATCTTTTATTTCAATACTATTTTTTTTAAGTTGTCTTTTTTTATATTTATTGACATCAGTTACAACTCGCGGTAATTTATATATTGGATTTGAACATTCATATAAACTTTTTGTTTTATTTATAGATGAATCCATGGAATTATCATTATCATTTAGATATAAAGATGCACATTTAGATTGAAATTTATCATTATTTTCTTCAATAGGACATTGAAGTGGTATATTAACTGCAACATAATTATTAATATCAATATCTACTTTAAAAGATTTTTTAATATTTTCATTTTCACAAGAATAAATAACCTCGAGATAAACTGTTTTATTACAATTTTTAGAGTTTTGTTTAATAAAATTCTCTAAAGAGTCTTTTGCATGTAATATACATCTATCTTGTGTTTCATTACACTTAAGATTAAAATAATCATTATAAGGTATTGTTGCCAATACTTGTTCATCGCATTTAAGATAAATATTAAGTGTTGTTGTATCGACATATACATTTTTTTTAGGTTTATATATCATGTAATTATATTCAATACCGTCACTATTTAATTGTTTTCTTGAAAAATCTATGCATGTTTTAATGCTTTTATTTTCCAAGTTTGAATTTGATTGTACTGATTCAAAATCACCTATTTTAGATTGTTCCATACATCCGTAATACATATCACTTACATCATTTGATACACAATAATGTTTTAAATCTTTTTCATCAAATGAACAATAATAGTCATCTTCACAATCATTGTCAAGTAAGCATGTTTTTTTATTTATATTTGCCATAATATAAATATATATAAAATATTTTTGGAATTATTATATAATTTATAAAATACAATTTATAAAATACAATTTATAAATTACAATTTATAAAATACATTTTTATTATAAATAACGATTATATATTTGCAGTTGAGGTATGATCATTTACTAAAACACGTGTTTCTTCCAATACATGTGAAAGCATAATACTTGGGTCATTCGTTTCATTATAATTATAATATTGTTTATTATCATATGTAGTTTTATTTTTTTTAGGATTATACATTGCTTTACCTCCTTGAGAATAATCGAGCCAGTCAATATGTTGAGTATAAGAACTTTCTTCTATAGGTAAATCAACAATAATTTGAGGTGGAGCAGTTCCATCATAATAGAAATAACCAGGTTTTTCAATTTCCGTTATATTATTATCATCTGCATATACATCATCTTCACTATTAGCAGGACAATCACAATTTTCATCAATCCATTCGTCTTCTTTTCCATACGTGCTTTCATTATATTTATCTTCCATCTTCTTAAGTGTATTTAAGAGACGCTCTCTTCTTCTATCAAATAAATAACGGATGGCATCTTTAAAATAGAAAATATTATACATATAAATAACAGTAATAACTAATATTATAAACTGAGCTATTATAATAAGTTTCATATGACCTTCACTAATTATACCCATACCTTTTAAATTTATTACTATAAATAATATAACAGCAAATCCAGCTAAAGAACTTAATGCAAAAATATTTAAATTTTGATTGTCCATATTTTTATTTGTCTGTTCAATAAGACGATTTTTTGTTGAAATACTTGATTGAATACTTTCTAATACACGTAACTGTTCCATTAATTCATCATTTTTCATTTTTAAAAGTTTTTCTTTTTTAAGTAAATTTTCTTGATTTAAATTCGATAGTAAATTCATTTCATTTTGAATAAAATTTAATTCAGATAAATTTTCATTAATACTTTTGATTAAATCAGCTGTAGTTTTATTATTACTTTGATAGTTATTTTGTGAAAGATCTGCATAATCATTATTTAGATTACTTGAATTAGTTAATACTGTATCTAACTTATCCATATATAAATATAAAATATATAATTAATTATATGTTTATATAAAATTAATAAAAATAATTATAAAAATATAATTATGAAAGACAACTATAAATATATAACTACATTTTAAATATAACTACGTTACATAACATTATTATCTTCATAATTTATTCCATAATCTGATAATGTTTCATTATTAGATAACTTATCATCTCTTGTTGTTTTTTTTGCAAGAGTTTTTTTAGAACCGGGATTTATATCAACAACATTTAATTTATCACTTTCAACACGGTGACGTTCAGACTTTTTCCCTTTACTGACATCTTCACAAATAGAATGAAAATTTAATTTACTTGTATTTGGATTTTCTTTACATATATATCGTCCATCTTCTGTAAAATTAGGTCTATATGAACATGGTATTGATGAATATTTTAATCTTTCAGGATTAGGCATAGATACATTATTTCTCATACCACCATTCCAGTGACATTTATAATATGTTGTTCTTGGGAAATTTGTTCCAAATGAGGGTTTAGGTTCATTTGCCAATTCTTCTTGAATAGTTGCATTATAATTTGGAATATCTTTATAATTAATATAAAATTTACTTGCAGGTTTAGATTTACTTGTATATAAATCAGTTGGAATATCACCATATTGCCAAACATCTAATTGAGGATCCGTTCTTAATGTAGGTTGTTTATATCCATATATAGTGTCTCCTCGTGATACTTCTTCGTCAATAACAGAACAATCTGATGGACAACTATAAGGATTACTTTCATCATAAATTTTATCAATATGTTCTGACATCTTTACTTTTAGTTTATTATATGTCTTAAACATTCCATCAATATTAAATATATAATAAATTGCATAATTAACAACAACCAGATAAATTAAAAATAATATAATGTATATAATTAATAATTTTTTAAAATCTAACTTATTCATTCCGTATGCTAAAAATAGTATACAGTAAATAACAACAAATCCAAGTGTATATTTTAATTTTACTATATTAATATGTTTATTATAAATTTCATTATTTAGTTTAGTAATTATTTCTTCTTTATTCATGATAGAACTATTTAAAAAAACTTTTTTATTGTATAATTTATTAAATTTTTCGTCATATTCTAATAATAATTCATTTGTTACATCATTTAAATTATCAACTTTTGACATTAATTATATATTTTAAGATAGATAATTTATTATTTGAATTTATTATTTTAATAATATAAATTTTTTCATTTAATTGCTTTATATATATTTATAATAATTTGTAATACATAATATTTGTAATACATAATATTTGTAATACATAATATTTGTAATACATAATATTTGTAATACATAATATTTGTAATACATAATATTTGTAATACATAATATTTATAATATTTATAATATTTATAATATTTCTAATATAATATTCTTAAAATTTAATTTTTTTATCATTTATTACCATTAAACAATAAATTAATACTATAAAAAGTGTAATTAAAATAAATATTAAAATGATTTTACTATTACTAAAATATTTATTGTTTATTATTACGGCATTATTAAGATTTTCAAATGTTTCATTTAATTGTTCGCTTTCAGTATTATCCATAGTTGTATTTGTATTAATTGTATTTACTATAGAATCTCCTACATTTAATATTGTTGTTGCAATGTCAGATGTACCTGTATTATCAGATTGTGATTCAGGTATTTTTATATTATTAACATCTTCATTAGAAGAAATATTTAATAAATTATTAATATTAGAGTTTGCAACTTGCTTTTCAATAAAGCTTTGATAAGTATTCAAGTAATTATCTATAATTTCATCACCTTTCGATAACTTTAATACAGGATTATCAACATAATTTACTCTATCAACTTTAGGAGGGTCTAATCCGTTTGAATTATATATTTCATATAAACATTTAGGGTCAACATTAATTTTAGTAAAATTCCCTTCATTATCATCATCTTGATTAATACATTTTACTAAATCTATATTTTTTTCAGTCAAAAAAATATTATTTAAATATTGATCTGAACATTTTAAAGCAACATTTTTTTTTTGTTTACCAGTTAAATCAGAAAATTTATATTTAAATTTTGATACATTATAACCAGAATTTACATTTTTAACATTTTTATATCTTACATCTGGAAAACTAATATATTGTGAACAATTATCATCTTTTTTACTAAAATCATAACTATATGATGTACATCTATCTTCATTTGAGCATGCATTTAAACAGGCTTCTTCAGATGATTCAGTACTTTGCTTATAAATTATCTGTTCTCCAAATGAACAATCAGTGCATTGGTTAAATCCTTTATTTGTTTTATATAAATCACAAAATACTTCATTATATAATTGCGTTTCGCCTGTATTTAAAGGAACATCATCAAGTAATTCACCTGAATCAGCAGTATTTTCATATGATTGATTATAAATATTTGTAATTTCTTCTTGTGTTATTACAGTGCTATATACTCTAAAATCAGCTATCAATCCATTAAAATAAGGGTCATGATTCCAATGACTTTTTCCTATATATTGATTACTTCTCATAACTGCTTTAGGATAAGACCCATCAAAATATGTTTTTTTTAAAACACCATTTAAATATATATTCCATCCTCTCGATGAATCCAATGTCCATACAATATGCATCCAAGTATTTGTTGCATTAGGAATAGTATCTTTTTTTATATATTCAGTTCCAGAAAAAACATCAAAACCCAAATTACCTTCATACATAAATGCTATAATATTATCTTGAGCAGTACCATTACCAAAATCAAATATACGAGAATATGTTGCAGAACTTGTGTCAGCTTTAAACCAAAATGAAAATGATAAGCCATTCCTTGTTGTATAAAATGATGAACATGTCATATATTGACTTTTATTAGGATTAAATGCAATGGATTTTAATCCTTTTTTAGGTCCTTCTACATTAATACTTGGGCTATTAAATAATGTTGCACTATAAGTTTTAGAAGCTAAATTATAAAATTTATTATTATTCACATATAAATTCTTAAAATTAAATTGAATCACTAAACTCATATATTATTTTATTATATAAAAAAATATACTTTTTAATTAAAATTTATGTTTTATTTAAAATATTTTTAATTAAATTTATCTTTTGTAAAAATTTTTTGTAAAAATCTTTTGTAAAAATTTTTTGTAAAAATCTTTTGTAATAATCTTTTGTTGATTTTATTTTTTATAATTTACATAACATATAATTATCATAATAATAATTATTATAAATAATAAAATCCCGCATATTTTTTCAGAAAACTGCATTACACTATCATTATATTTAAAGTTTGAAATATCTTCATCTCGTATTTTTTCTATAGAATTATTGGTAAATGATTCAATAATTTCATCTGAAAAATTAGGTTGTGACAATTTAGGAACAGGTGGTTCGGGATCAGGGAAAGCTTCTTTTCTAACATATGTCATATTTACCATATTAGAACCAAGTGCCCGAATTTTTGTTCTATCATATACTTCACCGTATTTATCAATCGTTGATTGATTATTACCAGTCCAACAATCACCGTCATTTTGTAAACCAAAAACAGTCTGTTTATTTGATTCGGCGAGAGACATACATTCATCGACAGATGATACTTTTTTTTTAAAATCTGGTATTACTCTATCTAGTTGTTCGTTAAAAGCCCCTTTATATTCATATAATCCAGATATAGTTTGAACCGTTGGGCATTGATTATCTCTATTTTGACTTGCACCTTCATTAGTCCATTGATTTTGTAATTTTGTATAATCGAATCCTGATAAATCTGGATATCTTTTTTGATAACAATCTAATTCTGAATTACTCATTATGTACTTAGGGTCAGTATTATCAGGTCTTTGATATACAAACTGTGTAAGTGAACCTCCTAAATTTGAACCAAATGAGGTACAATCATCATCCGATAATAATCCATAGTCTGTCGATTTTTTATTATTTTTCCCAGTATAACAATCTCCGTTATTTTGAACACCAAAGACGGATGCTCCTATTTCAGGACTAACTGCTATTTTATAACATTCTTCCAAACTCTTAACTTTACCTCGAGAATTAGGAATGGCTCGTGATGACTCTTTATCCCTATAACAACCTATTTTTTTGAAATCTCCAATTGTTTCAGGTGGAGTTAATATAGAACCATTAATAACTTTAAAATCTTTAATCTTTATAGTTTGCGGCATTTCATAAAATGGATCACAAATATAAACGGTTGCATCTGGTAAAGCACTAATAACATCTCCTGCAAGTGTATAAATTATATCACTTTTACCATCTATTAATAAAATACATTTACGTTTTGTTATTATAAAGTCTACTTTTACGTCTTTATTTATAGGTAATTTACTATTTGAATAAAATACTTCTTGAAGATTATTAGAAGTTGTTGATATACCGATACATAGTTTTGCATCATTTGGACTTAAAAAAATTCCAGGAATACGACATGCAGAACAATAATCATCACCCGAATTACTAACATGAAATATACTTCTCCAATCATTCGGCAATTTATCAATATTTATCATAAATGAAATTGTCATATCTGATACAGAATCTATTTTTAAATTAGACCATTCATTGGAATAACCACCTTTTTTCAATGTATACCATTTTCCATCAGAACCACCAAAAATCCATGCTCTCTGTGCTGAATCATATACACTTGTAGTATCAATAATTTTATAAATATCTCCATTTGTAAATTTTAAATTTTTAATTTTAAAACCATCTACGCTGTGCCATGGATCGGCACAATATACAGTTGCAGTAGAATTTGCTTTTGTAAAAGGTTCACTTCTTTGAATTGATTTATTTAATACTCCATCAAAATATATTTTTACTTTATTTTTACTAATAGTAATAGAAACATATATATCAGTATTTAAACTCAATGGGTCTGTATCAAGCCCATCATTTCCATTACTCTTAGTGCCAGTTCTAAAATGTAGTCTTGTTTCATTTGGCCAAATCCATATTCCGGGTATTCTTTGTCCTGGATTACAACAATTATTTCCATCATTTGTTACATGAACAATATTACGCCAATTAGAATCTAATTTACTAATATTAACTATAAATGATATTGACATATCAGTATTATCAGTAATACCCATGTCAGACCATTGTTTCACTAATTTATTATTTTTTTTTAATTGTGTAAAAATACCGTTTGATTCACTCCATGTCCATTTCCAATTAATATCTGTATCAAAGTCTGGTTTAGGAGTTGGTAGTTTAAAAATATTTGTAACATCATTCTGCGTTAAAACACTATTATATATTCTAAAATCTGCAATTGAACCATTGAAATATGGATCAGCGCTCCAATTACTTCGTCCAATATACATATTTTTGCGAGATACAACATTTGGATATAATATACCTTTATTAAATGTTTTATATAATTCACCATTTATATATACTTTCCATTCACCTTTAGGATCCATTGTCCATACTATATGAAACCATACACCTGAGTAATTACTACCTGAACCAGTTGTTACTTTTGGAACTGCACCATATAATATAACATTATTTTTACTTGTATGTTTTACACTTATTCCGAAATCATTATCTTTAATAAATATTATAATATTATTATCGTCTGGTCCATTTCCAAAATCAAAAACACGTGCCCATGTAGAATTCGTATAACATACAACCCATAATGCAATACTTAATCCACCATCTGTAGATGTTAAAGGATTTAATAAAATATAGGATTTATTCGAAGCATTTAATTCAATTGATTTAAGTTCACTGGTTGGTCCTTTCTTATCTAATCCTAAATTATTTACATTACTTAAAATTTTTGCATCAGTTTTTCCAATAATTTTATTAAATAATGGTGCTTCAAATTGTTTAGATGAATTTTGTATTGTTGGTTGAACATCATCTAATGAAAAATTATATTGTGCTATAAATTTTGACATTTATTATATCCTTATATATAATAATTAAAAAAATATTATATTTTAATTATAATATTTTTAAAATAATAAAAATAATAAAAGGATGGTTAAATAATAAATTATGATTTTGCCATACCAATTTTTCTAACATAAAATACATACATTGCTAGTGTAAATATTAAAATAATGAATATCGCTGCAATAAGTGAATATATAATTTTTTTCTTATATGAATTTCTATCTTGTGATATTTGTAACATTCGCGACCTTGTTATCAATAATTTTTCTTTATCCTCTATCTCTTTCATCTGATTTAATTGAATTTGTTGTTTTTTCATTAAATCATGATTTTTTGATTCTAAATCGGCTAATGATGCTTGTTGTATCGATACATTATTTTGAATAGTTTGATAAGCATCACGTAAAACATCATTTCCATAAATATCTAAATTAGACATTATAGTATTATATAATATTATACATATTATTTTTTAAAAAAATAATTTTAAAAATTGAAATTTTAAAAAATGAAATTCATAATTATATATAAATAATTCATAATTATATTATTTAATAGTTTATCATGACCCAAAATTATAATAATCATAATAATATTTTTACGAAAAATATAAAAGAAAATTCTACAATATATAGTCCAAACATAAATCCCAACTCTAAAATTATTTTTTATTTAGAAGAACTTAAAAAAATATATAAATTAGATGAAAATAAAAAATGGAATTTGAGAGCACTTTCTAAAGCCATAGATGAAATTAAAAATTATAAAAAAATAATTACATCTGGAAAAGAATTACAAAAAGAAATTAAAGGTATTGGAGAAAAAATTTCATTACGTATAGATGAAATATTAAATACTGGTACTTTATCAGAACTATCTAATTTAGAGCAGTCAAATATATCATTAAAAGATACAACATCAATTGTTTCTATTGAAAATTTATTATCAATAACTGGTGTTGGTATGACAAGAGCTAAAAAATGGTTAAGTTTGGGTATTAAAAATATAGATGATGTTATAAAAGCACGCGATAATAAAATTATTAATACGACCCATCATATTGATATAGGTATAAAATATTATTATGATTTTATGGAAAAAATCCCGCGATTTGAAATTGACATTATGAAAAATATATTAACACATGAAATATTAAAAATAGATAAATATTTAGTTTTTGAAATATGTGGAAGTTATCGTAGAGGTTTATTAGAATCGGGCGATATAGATATTCTTATATCTCATCCAAATTTTATAAATGAAATATCAAAACAAAATTTTCTGAAAAAAATTATTAAGGAACTTAAAAAATGTTGTTTCATTACAGACTGTTTAACAAATGAAGGTAATACTAAATTTATGGGTGTTTGTAAAATAAAAGAATCACAATATTCAAGAAGAATTGATATTAGGGTTGTTGATTATGAATGTTATTTTTCTGCATTATTGTATTTCACTGGTAGTAAAAACTTTAATTTATTTATTCGAAATAAAGCACTTGAACAAAAATTGAGTCTTAATGAATATTCTTTAACGAGTTTAAATGATAATAAAAAAATTTTTCTAAATTCTGAAAAAGATATTTTTGATATATTAAAAATATCTTATATGTCACCAGAAGAACGTAATTGAAAATTGTTAAAAAGAATAAAAATAAATAAGAAAATTACAATACTTTATTCTATTTTTGTATTAAAATATAAAATATTTGTTATTTTTATATAAAAATTTTACAAAATATTTTTTAAGAATGATTCTCTTCTTAAGTAGTAATATCAACATCAAAATTTAACATCAATAATTTATGGTCAGATATACGAAGATTCTTAATATAAATACTTTCTTCAGGGTGAGGTTGACCTGGTTCAGTAATATCCATTATTTCCATTACAGGATTATTAATTGATTCACCTGCAAATAATATTCTATCACACATTGATGGTATTCTAGGTTTTTTATCTTTTATACAATTAAGTCCGTCATTACATGTTTCAGTTTTTTTACCAGATTCATTTTGTAATTTATATCCATTTGTATTTCCTATACTACCTTCTTTAAATCTACATGTAAAAAAAAACCCTGTTTTTACCATATTTTCTATAAAAGAAATAATTAAATTTCTCATATTATTAGTATTAGTTTTACCATTTTTTTCGGAACAAGTATTTGAACTATTACTTACACATGTAGAAACAGTTTTTGTATTATTTTTATTACTGTTTATATTATTGCTTACAGTATTACTTGTATTACTGCTTACAGTATTACTACTTACAGTACTACTTGTATTACTGCTTACAGTATTACTACTTACAGTACTACTTGTATTACTTATTACATTCCTATTTTTCATATTAAGTAAAACATTATATAATTCATTTTTTATTGTAATACGGTTGTTGTTACCATTTTTTATATTAGAAGGAAATGCATTAACACCATGTTCATAAATATATTCTGACACTGATTTTATTTTATTAAATAATTCTGAGTTTGATTGTTTTGAAGTAAAAAATTTAAGAATACTATTTGATTTTTTTTTAGATTCTACACTTGTAATTTTATGATAATTCATAAAAGAGTTAATTTGTTTTAAATCAAACGGTATTCTAAAATTTAAATCTCCACAAAAAATTATAATTGCACCTTCACTATGGCTTTTCGCTAAATTAAATTCATTTATTAATAATCTAAATTGATCAGTTCTTTTTTTAAGACCTTGATTTCCTTCAGGATAAAGATTTGATATTTCCCCTGTAGCATTAAAATATAAATGTGTAGTAATAACTTTAAATGTTTTTTCATTTAATTTAAATGTTGCACATATTGCACCTTTATAAATACTTTTATTTTCTCTCTTTCCTAAACGACTTTTTGTACTTACTTCAAATTCTACAAAATTTAATAAGTATTTACCATTATTAATTATTGTATTATTTTTTTTATTATATACAGTTTCATTATTATAATATATATATAGTTTAACATTTCTATTATAACCAGGCGTCATTGTACCGAAACGTGTAGAAAATATTTCTTTTTTTGCTAACATATAATTATTTGATTCTAATTTTTCATTTAAGAAT